ATCTCCGGATTAGATTATGCTCTGCAACAAACTCTCTCAGTGTAGCTTGTCTGGACCTAACCAAACGTTTATAGCGCTGTATTGTATCCTCGTCTCCGATTTCTTCGGCAAGCATAAGTGAACGCTTTGCCTTTCGTACTTGCCTTTCAAGATAACGTTGTTTTTGAGATAATTCACGGTTGCGCATCATTTCTGCTTCACTGTATTGCGATTGATTATTGACATTTAATCCTTCGACAAATGGATAAAACATGTGACGACAATTAATACCTCTTAGTCCAGCAGGCTCTCCATAACCAAATTCATATATTGAAGGATATTTCGAATCGTTTTCAGCAATCGGTTTGATTGATGCCACTCTCCCCTGAATAGGAGCGCATGCTTCCCTCGGGTCAGGATGACTACTAACTAAAACAAGATCCACACCGTAATCTTCCATTCGTGACATTCGTAATTCGTTGTAAGTACGATTGACTGTCGAACGAATGACTGTATCTGCATAGCGTTCTAAGCTCCATACATGCCCACCTTTATCAATGAACGCTGTTTCTATACCCTTATCTGCCCATTTTATGACGGTATCAGCAATAGCCTTATTTATGGTTGTCGTACCCGCTAAAACCCTTCCTGTCGTTTCCTCGACGATTTTACGGTACATTCGAGTGACCGTTCCCTCACCATAGTTTGTAGTAATTAATGTTTGATTGACAAAGTTATCAATCTCCCGGAAAGTCTGCTGGACATAAGTCGCTAGAATCGTATCAATATGATTCAAGATTGGCAAAGGTTCAAAGGCATATTTCAACTCACTATCTACACTTTCAATTGTTCTGTATCCAACTTCCTCAATTGCTTTGACGATTTCTTTTTCTGCTAATCCAGTAGCTTTGGCCAATGCTTTTATAGTCTCTTGATTAAGCATTCTTAATTCTTGCATTCTTTCAATTTGCCAGTGCAAAATATCATCTACGCTAATACGTCCACCTGCTTTTAACCGCTTTGCTACTAAAAGAAATATCTCATCCTCTAAAGCACGGTAAATGTCGGCTACTGGTTGAGTGAATAAATCAAGGTTATGTGGAGTGATTTTTGGTTCTTTTGGATCCATTTACATCACTCCTGTGGACCGAACAATGCGCTTTGCGCCCGTAGATCATCTATATCGGGTGACTGCATTTTTTCTTCTTGAATGATTTCTTGCAAGATTTTCAAAGCTTCTTCCTCTGTACATCCGTAAACCTTCATGATGGCCCGTTTTCTCGATTGCAAGCCAGCGTTCACAAGTTGTGTTTGCTGATTGATTTCTGCCCCCTTATCCTCGGCGATAGAATCATCAAACGCTACCGATATTTCAAATTCATCTGGCGCATTAATCATTCCATAAAGCTCACCCATTACCACAACGGACTGAATCAATTCTTGCAATCCTGCTTCTATGATTACTTCATGTGACTGTTTGCTCTTGAACGTCTTGGATTGCTCAGAAACAACCTCGGTAGCAGTTTTCATACTTTGGCCATCAAATGTAAAGGTCCCACTCGAAAAACCCGTTTGCATGGCGAATAAGTTCAGTAAAGCATTAATGGCAGCAATATGCTCTTCAACACGTAATTCAACCGAAACATCTTTAAATTCGCTTTTGTCCATGTCACCAAAAGCAAATGCTTCATAAGTTTCGTCGGTTGAATCAAAATAACGAAGTGCTTTACCGCTATCTGGATCAATTACTGTTTTCACCGCATAAGCTGGAACAATAATTCGTTTTCTTCCTAGACGAAACTCACGATGGAATGAATCAAATGCAGTATCAATTGCTTTCAATGTGTCTAGAGCATTGGCAAAAATCGAAATCCCAAGTGGGCTTTGTAAATCGATGTTATTGGCGATGTTGGGTTTGAAATATGCAAATAATGGCTGATTCAAACCGTCTATTTTCACTTCTTCCTCTAAGTCCGGGAAAAACTGTGCTAACGGTACTTTAATGCCTAAATCAGCGCCATTTTGAGATTCATAGACTTCATTTCGGATAACATACTGCCCATTCTCCCATAAATGCCATTCGAGATGCGTGTATTTCTTGTCGCGCCGTTTAAACTCATACGGAAAAACCGCTTCATAAATAGTGTCATTGCGCCACGAAATAGGGATAAAACAATCTGCAGTCACGAATGAAAGCATGATACGGTCATTTTCTATATACGGCTTTATCACCATACCACCGTGAGCGAACATGTACTCGATATAGTCCTGGAATTTCTTATCAAACTTATTTCGTTTTAATACTTCAGTGATAAATTCAGCAATTGAATCATCACTAATGCTAATTTCGCATTTTTCGTTATAAACAAGAGAAGCCATCTCTTGCGCCGCCGCTTTTGGCATGTTGAGCGTGAGCATGGTGCGTTCTTTTGTTCCATCGATAGTTTTGTATGTGACTTTGTGAAAAGGTTCGTGATAACCACGATAAAGCGCCTTCCAGACCTCGATTTTTTGGAACATTTCTTCGTTCGAGGATACGTCTTTTAAGTCCGTAATCTTCTCGATTTCTTTTAGCAAACCCAACTTCACCAACCCCCTTTTCAGTGCGGTTAATATCTTTTGAAACATTGCATCACCTACTTTCAAGCAAAAGAAAAAACACTACCAGAGTGCCTATTTCCGTTGGTTTTCTAATGCTGCTTTCAAAACCCTTTCTTCATTCTCGATAAAGTCTAATGCACTTTTAATATTCCGTTTCAATGTATCCAATTTATCAAGTCGCTTTTCTATTTGAACATGTGAAACAAAATCGTTTAGGTTTGCTCCCATCGTACCTACTTTAATTTCGACTATTGCTTTTGAATAATACCCTTCCATATTAACCTCCCTAGAATTTCAGACCTAATTTTCGAAGGTTGTCATTAACATAGTACTGGAACATATCTACGGTATGATCATCTTCTTTGATTACTTTTGGATCCGCAGTGTTTAAAGTGTCAGGATCCCATTGATATTTTTTATGTTCCTCTATAAATATCTTGTTGTTTGGAGTATCTAAATAATAAAAACGCCCTTGAGCTAATAAGTCATGGACGTTATCAATCATATCTACTTTTTTCTTTTTTGCTATTGGATGTAACCTTATCCCATAGTCTTTAAATATTTGGTTGCGCAAAGCTCCTTCTGCTGAATCGATAGTCTGCACATCTATAAGTTTCTTGTAAGTTTCTCTAATCTTATTCATCCATTCATAAAACTCTTTTGATAAATCGCTAGGAGCCTTCTTATTTGCCTTGTTCTCCGGCGAATAATAGTAAGTATCCAATAAAATTACCCTTTGCTTTTTAGTTAGTGCAAAAGCACCATGAGTGGTTGCTGATACTTGGTGCCCTGTATCTGTTGCTGTATCAATTAGCAGGATATCATCGTCTTCCGGCAACTCATCCAAAGGGTGAAATAAAGCCATATTATAAATATTCGTTCCAAGTCCTACCGGCTCACCTAAATAGATGTATCGGTAATAATCATAGTCGTTGTTTTTGATACGATTAATGTCCTTTAACATCTGTTCAGTAACAAAGCCTAGTTCGTCATCCAAATAACTAGATTCATGTACCAGATAATCTTCTTCACCCTTCATTCGGTCTGCCCATTCATTTATCCAATGATATGGATTTCTAGGTGGGTTATAAGACCAAAAGAAATATACAAATTTAGCATCAGTATGCTTCTGTCTCATGAACGTAACGTTACTTTGGTCAAAATCTTCTTCACTAGCAAATTCTGCAGCTTCTTCACATTATGTTGCGAATATACCGTTTCCGTATATTCTCTATATGTTTCCATATAGATCAGACTATATCTTCATCTAGGCAATAAAAAAGAGAGCCTAGATGCTCCCCGTTTCGAGTTCACTTGAACCCTACTCTACTCCCTTCCGTCAGATGACGTGGTTTCGATAGTCGTTACACGTTTTATGTTAATCAAAATGACCGTTTACTACCCTTAGAATTGTTGTACTTTCCACTCCGTATTTTTTAGCCAATGCAACAGAACCATAACCTTTTTTATATCGTTTGTAAGTTCTTTTTATTTCTTTCATTTCTTCTTCTGTTAGAACTTTACATCCTTTTTTAGGTTTCTTGAAGCCCATTTCGTAGGCGTGTTTCATTTGTTCTGACATTGACATCCATTCTAAGTTTTCAGCCCTATTATCATCTTTTATACCGTTTTTGTGATTTATGGTTGTTTTCTCAGGGTTATCATGTTTTGGTAAAAACTCTTGAGCTACAAGCCTATGAACCATAAACTCTCGTGTTTTTCCATCTTTTCTTAATGCAACCTGAACATATCCGTCATGATTGTATCTTTTATTGGAAAGTATCTTGCCAGATTTAATACCCTTAACCCTCCCCATATCACTAACCATATAAAGTCCTTCATAACCAGTTACCCATTTCCATCGTTCAGCCATAATATCACCTCAGTAATATTATAACATAGTTTGGTATAGGTAACTAGCGTAATTTTACCATTTTGATTAACATAACTTCGCTCGGTATTACCCTCGGCTTTACGTTAGGGTGTCCACCGAATTAGAGGAGTTTATTGTGATCCATTTTGTTAAACCACACAGCAATAATGTTGCCAATATCGTTTGATTTCAGCTTTTGAAAGTCGTCTTGACCGTAGAAATAAAATGTTGAGCCAGTCACCTTATGAACAATTTTGAAAGGCGATACGGTACATTGAAATTGGTCTAATATGCCGAATTTCCCCAACGCCCATTGGATTTTTAAATACACTGAATCACGAATGGTATTTGCTACTTTTCGGATAACAACTACATTTGCTTTCTCGCCTTTCGATAGCATTTTCACCATCATGTAAACTAGCAATAATGCAATGACGGATGACTTAAATGAGTTACGCCCACCTTTTAGAATGTTGTATGGCTTTTTTGTGGTCCAAACCTCTTTAAAGTGAGGGTTAACTTCTTTTTGAATGTTAATAGTTACCTGTTTACTCATCATTATCACTCCACTCATCAACAATATTAATAATTGGTGGAGTATCATTTTCATTAACGCTTGTAATCTTTTCTGTTTCGGCTTTCGTTTTATCAATTTGGGCCTGCATATGTTCGAGTTTTAATCTTCGTTCATCATCTTCAGTTGCCATCTCATTAAATTGCTTAATCAAACTTCTTAACTCGCTCATGGCCCGGGACTGCGCATTGAGGAAGGTAGCATGACGATCCCAAGCGAATTGGAATTCGTATTCTCGTTCAACATAAGTTGGCACTGTGATAGCTTCTCCATCTTCTTTTTCGCCAGTAACTTCAACTTCGGTTTTTTCTTTTTTCAATTCCTTAATCATTTCGTTCTTATCAGTAACGAACATGATTTTTTGCGCTCTAATAATAGCAGCATATTGAATCATAATCTGGTCCCAAATAAGATCTGCAGGACTTTTTTCTTCAAGCATACCCATAAGTTCTAATGTTTCTTGGGGGATATATTTTGAAAATAATCCATGAGTAACTGCATTCTGATTATTCTTAGGTGGACCATGTCCTTTTGCGTTCTTATTGCCAGGCTGACCGCCCCGTTTCTTTTTTGTGTGCACACTCTCCGCTTTGGTATGCACACCATCACGAGACCATTTATACCGAGTTTTCCATGATTTTACTGTATTTATGGTCACACCGTATTTTTCGGCAATCTCTTTGTATTTCATACCTTTCAAATAGTCTTGATAGGCTAATTCCTTTTGGTCGGCCACTACATATCACCCACCTCCACCTTGTATTCGTTTGTTTCGGGCAAAAGAAAAAAGCACCCCGAAGGATGCTTAATTAAATCATGCCTAATTTTTCTTTTACTTTTAAAACCGCAAAATCTTTTAATACGCCAAATGAAACCTGTCCTAATTCTAAACCTTTAGATTTAATTGATTCCTTAGTTTTATTCCAAATGGAGTCATTTTTAATAGAATCTAAAAAGTCATGTCCTTCCCATGTAAGTTGACTATATATCCATAATGGTTCATCACTTGCATATTTAATATTATTTTTTACTAGGCCAGCTTGTTCCATTAAATTTAAATGATATACTACCAAATTTCTATCTAATTCCTTTGGAATGTTAAGTTCTGAGTGCATGTCTTCTTGCTTTTCAATTATAAACAGTAGACTTCTTATTAAATCCATATCTCTTTTCATGCAAATTCACCTCCTTCCATCTACTTATTTCGACAAAAGAAGGCAAAGTCCTATGTTATTAGCTAAATATTTATGAATTTTTTTCAAACAAAAATAGAGGAAGCACTTTGTTATCTTCCTCCCCGTCCTGCCTCCCATTTTAACATGCCGATTTTCGATTTTGGAAATTCGTCCCATCTGTGCCATTTGTGCCATTTGTATCAGCCAATTGTTCAACAATAGAATCCCTGAGTCTTTTGATATGAGAAGAAGAAAAACCCATATGTTGACCAATCCAGCGATAACTTTTTCCCTCGAGTAACCAATATAGGACTTCACTTTCACGTTCATCTTTTATACGTTCTATACGGTCTTGAATAATTTTAATTTCTCTTTCATAACGTTCAATCTTCTTCCAACGTTTACTACGTCGAACAACTTCTTGAAATACCGGATCACCACTCTGCCCATGTGCTTTTGGCAAAGAGGCTTCAATTCCATATTTTGCCGATAAATTTCCGCCTATTTGTTTAAGTGCTTCCCGTTCTAATTTGATACTATTCAACATCCAGTGGTAATTCTTGAGAATCTCTTCAATCTCTCGTTTATTCACCATTTATTGCCCTCCTCCGCCTTTTTATCCGCAGTCCAACCAAATACCTTGGGGCACCCAGAAAACGGGCACAGACCGTCTTTACTTTTCCAAATACACTTTCTACAAAACTTATATCTATAAAACTCGGATACCTTCTTTTTCTTCCGCATATTCTCATCCCTTTCAAATAAAAAAGGACACCAAACGACGCGTAAAGCGTTCATTCAGTGTCCTGGGTTCTTCCCTCAGACAATTATTCAGATTTCTTCTTGCCCATCCAGTCTTGTTCGCTGACTTCTTATCACATCATGAATTCTCCCGTCCTTCCATATGAACGTATCTTCACCAAATTTTCTTGGTGTAACTTTTGTTAAGTAGCCGTCTTTCACGATATATAATGAGTTTTCCATAAGACTAATCTCAGCAGTCATTTTTTCCACGTCTATTTTCAAGAGGACCACTCCTTGTTATAATAAAACTACCGAATGTGCCGGGAGTGGTCCCGGTTTTTTTAAATCAATTCCTCTGTATATGCTGCCTTTCCATTTTTGGTTGATAGCCATTCACAAAGTTCTTTCCACTCTTGTAAGTCTTGTTTATTTGTTTTCACGTTCTCACTCCTCACCTTCTTATTTTCGGTATTTCCGGTCCGCCTAGCCGTTTACAGTCATAACCCATTCGACTACTACACTTTCTATACAGCGGGCAAAACCAAGCGCATGTCATTAGCCGGTCTTCCTCTTTCATCCACGGTTTACGGTCATCAAATATGGATACATTCATACGTTATACCCCTTTTGCACGAGTTCATTAATTTCCTCGTTTAGACGCTTGATTTCTTCCCTTGCTTTGTACAGCTGATTTTCAAGAAAAGCGTTATACGATATCGCTTGGTCTTTAGCCTTAAGTGCATGTTCTAGTTGTTCTCTTAATACCTCATATCGCTTTGTAATCGATTCATTTTGCCCGATTATGCTTGTCTGGGTATTATTTATCTCGGAATCTATTAGAACGTCATATGAGCCATTTTTAAGGACTGACGACATATTATTTCACCTTCTTCGCTTGTTTTCTCCTTTTCTTTAATTCTTCTAGTTCAATCCATCCCCCATATTTCTTGACGTATGTAATTAAGCT